TATGGGAACCCCGTATTCTGAAGATTTTCTTTCTCATCATGGAATACTCGGAATGAAATGGGGAGTCCGGCGTTATCAAAATGCCGATGGAACATTGACTGCCAAAGGCCGAAAAAGAGCTGCGAAGCTGAAAAAAGAGTATGATGCACTTACTAACAAACCGAAGTCTGAAGACGAATCCGTTGAAGCAAAAAAACAGAAAGTATTAGAAAGTAGATCAGCAAAAGAATTATATAAAAATGCTGATCTTTTTTCATATAACGAATTACAGAATGCTTATAATCGATTAAGTCTTGAAAGAAATATTAAGCAGTTAATTCCAAAAGATGTTTCAACTGGTGAAAAGATCGTAAATGCATATATCAGTGCCGGACGTAAAGTGAACGATGTTATGGATGTAAGTACAAAGGGATATAACCATATTGCCAAAGCTTATAATGCATTTAAGAAGAAAGATAGTGCAAGAGCTCCAATCATCGGTGAAGGCGGAGATAAAAAAGATAAAAAGAAGGGTAATTAGGTGATCGTGTATGGGATTATCTAATACTGCTGTACCGAAATATTATGGTATGTTTAGAGATGCCGTAATTAGAGGAGATATAGCAATCAATACCGAGATCGAAATGGAAATGAACCGCATTGACGCATTAATTGCTAATCCTGGTATATGGTATGATGATCAAGCCATGCAAGGATTTGTCGATTATTGTGAAGATGAGTTGACATTGACTAACGGAGAAGATCTGCATTTACTTGATACTTTCAAACTATGGGCAGAACAAATATTTTGTTGGTATTATTATGTCGAACGTAGTGTATATGTTCCCGGTCCAGATAATCATGGCGGACATTACGTTACAAAGAAAATCAAGAAACGTCTTATTAACAAACAATATCTTATAGTTGCTCGAGGAGCGGCTAAGTCTATGTATGCCTCATGCATACAAAACTACTTTCTCAATGTAGATACATCCACAACACATCAAATAACAACTGCACCAACAATGCGGCAAGCGGATGAAGTTATGTCACCAATAAGAACTGCAATCGCTCGTTCAAGAGGACCGCTGTACAAATTCTTAACTGAAGGAAGCGTGCATAGTACTGTTGGAAAAACAGGGAATCATACCTATCTGGCAAGCACTAAAAAAGGAATACAGAATTTCCTTACTGGTTCTTTATTGGAAGTCGTTCCTATGACAATTGATAAACTACAGGGTCAGAGAATTAAAGTTGCAACCATTGACGAATGGCTATCCGGTGATGTTCGAGAAGATGTCGTTGGCGCGATAGAACAATCGTCAGCAAAAGAGCAGGGAACTGCTCAGAATAATGATTATCTGATTTTAGCAATCAGTTCAGAAGGTACCGTACGAAACGGTAGTGGAGACACAATCAAAATGGAATTGATGAAAATTTTAAAAGGTGAATATTCATCGATTCATACCTCTATATGGTGGTATAAGCTTGATTCAATTGACGAAGTAAGCAATCCGGAGATGTGGATAAAGGCAAACCCAAATCTTGGAAAAACAGTCACATATGATACCTATCAGGACGATGTCGAACGTGCTGAGAAAAACCCCGCTGTTCGAAATGATATTTTGGCGAAGCGATTTGGTATTCCAATGGAAGGCTATACCTATTATTTCACTTATGAAGAAACATTACCTCATAAGAAAAAAAGAGATTATTGGGGTATGCCGTGTTCGCTCGGAGGAGATCTATCACAGGGTGATGACTTCTGTGCATTCACATTTATGTTTCCAATTGGTGACGGGTCTTTTGGAATAAAGACTCGAAACTATATTACAGAACAAACTCTTATGAAATTGCCTATGGCGATGAGAGTTAAGTATGAATCTTTTATGAATGAAGGTTCACTGATTGTAATGCCGGGAACTGTATTAGATATGATGCAGGTTTATGATGATTTGGATGAGTACATAAATCAACGAGAGTACGACGTAGTAAGTTTCGGATATGACCCATATAATGCTCGGGAATTTGTTGAGCGTTGGACAAGAGAACATAGTCCATTCGGAGTAGAAAAAGTAATACAGGGAGCTAAGACAGAATCGGTTCCATTAGGTGAGTTAAAGAAACTGGCTGAGGAACGTATGCTTTTGTTTGATGAGGAACTTATGACGTTTGCCATGGGTAACTGTATCACGATGGAAGATACAAACGGCAATAGAAAATTATTGAAGAAACGATATGAGCAGAAGATAGATGCCGTAGCAGCAATGCTCGACGCATATGTCGCATATAAGCTTAATCGCGAAGCCTTTGACTAGGAGGTAATAAATGGGAGTAACAGACAGATTTCAACGGGCATGGAATGCATTTAGAAATAAAGAACCAACATATCCATACAGTTACGGAAGTGGATATGGACGAAGACCCGACCGATTGATTCTTACTGGCAATAATGATCGCTCCATTATCAATTCCATATTTAACCGAATCGCTGTTGATGCGTCAAGTGTTGGAATTAAACACTGTAAGAATGACAAAAACGGCCGGTATGAAGAAGATGTGGATTCAGGACTAAACAATTGCTTGAATTTGGAAGCAAACATTGATCAGACAGGTCGTGCATTCTTACAGGATTTGGTTATGTCAATGCTAGACGAAGGATGCGTCGGGGCAATACCTATCGACACCGACGAAGATCCTTTGACAACCGATTCTTACAGCATCGGATCGATGAGAACATGCAAGATACTTGAATGGTATCCTCGCCATGTAAAAGTTAGGGTATACAACGATCAAACCGGTAAACGTGAAGAGGTGGTCGTGCCTAAAAGAATTGTTGCAATTATAGAAAATCCACTTTATACGATTGTGAACGAGCCTAACTCACAGGTGCAGCGGCTGGCAAAGAAATTGAGATTACTGGATGTGACAGATGAAAAAACGGCGTCTGGAAAACTTGACATAATTGTTCAGTTACCGTATCAGGCGAGATCATTGTTAAAGAAAGAGCAGGCAGAGACCAGACGTAAAGACATCGAAGACCAGCTCGTAGGCAGTAAATATGGTGTTGCATATATTGATGCAACTGAAAAAATCATTCAGCTTAATCGTCCTGTTGAAAACAATCTTATGAATCAGGTAGAGTATCTGACTAATCAGGTATTTGCCCAGATAGGCATTACACAGAGTATCTTAGATGGTACTGCTGATGAAAAGACAATGCTGAACTATATGAATCGGACAATCGAACCGATAGTTTCAGCCATTGTTGATGAATTTAAAAGAAAATTCTTAACAAAGACTGCTCGCACACAAGGGCAGACAATTCAGATGTTCAAAGATCCGTTCAGACTGGTTCCAGTCAATAATATCGCAGATATCGCGGATAAATTCACAAGAAATGAAATTATGACATCAAATGAAATGAGACAGGTTATTGGTATGAAGCCATCAAAAGATCCAAAGGCCGACGAACTGAGAAATAGCAATATCAGTCAGGCCAAAGAAGGAGATGTGCTAGTACCAAATATCCAAAATCAATCCCAAGAAGGAGGAAACAATCAAAATGAATAAGAAATGGGATTTTAGTGGTTATGCCACTAGAAACGACTTACTTTGTGCCGACGGAAGAACGATTAGACATGGCGCATTTAAGGACTGTGATGGAAAAACAGTTCCATTGGTGTGGATGCACGATCATACAAAAGTCGAATCAGTTCTTGGACACGCATTACTCGAAAATCGTGAAGATGGAGTATATGCGTACGGATCATTTAATGATACCGAAGAAGGTCAGGCTGCAAAGAAGCGGGTTATGCATGGTGATGTAGCTTGCTTATCAATATGGGCAAACCATCTTAAGCAGATCGGCGGCGATGTACTTCATGGCGACATCAAGGAAGTCAGTCTCGTACTCGCTGGAGCCAATCCAGGGGCAAGCATTGACTTTGTTATGGCTCATGGTGACGAAGACGCAGATGAGCTTCAGGCTTTCTATGATGAAAATATCATGATCATTCAGCATGCAGACGACTCTAAAGAGGAATCGAAAGATAACCCCGAAAAGAAAACAGAACCTGAAAATAATGAACCAAAGAAAGATGGGGCTGAAAGAGGAAAGACCATCGAAGAAGTCATCAACACCATGAATGACGAGCAGAAGAAAGTTTTATTCGGATTACTTGGAGAGTCAATAGGTGACGTCGAAGAATCTGATGATAATGATAATAAAGAAGGAGATAATGAAATGAAACACAACTTATTTGATCAGAATAACGTTCAGGATGATCAGAACGAAGCAGTTCTGTCTCACGATGATATGAAGATAATCATTGGTGATCTTAAAAAATACGGATCATTAAAAGACAGCTTCATGGCACATGCCGATGAATATGGCGTACAGAATCTTGAATTCTTATTCCCAGAGGCAAAAGCTGATTCCCCAGTTCCAACGTTCATCAGCAGAAACATGGATTGGGTACAGCAGGTAATGTCATCTGTACATCACGTTCCATTTAGCAGAATCAAGTCAATGTTCGCTGACATCACAGAGGATGAAGCAAGAGCTAAGGGTTATATCAAAGGAAAGCTTAAGAAAGAAGAAGTATTCGGTTTGCTTAAGAGACGTACCGATCCAACAACAATCTATAAGAAACAGAAGATGGATCGTGATGACATTGTTGATATCACAGATTTTAGTGTTGTTGCTTGGCTCAAGGTTGAGATGCGTATGATGCTTGATGAGGAAATCGCGAGATCAATTCTCTTTGGTGATGGTAGACTTGCATCCAGTGACGACAAGGTTGATGAGAATCGTATTCGTCCAGTTCTGAATGATCATGATTTATTTACAATTAGATGGGCAGTTGCCGCAGGTGCATCTGAGGATGAAAAGGCAAAGAATTTCATTCGTGCAGCTGTTAAATCAAGAAAGAATTATAAGGGATCAGGAAATCCAGTTCTGTATACCACAGAAGATATGCTTACTGATTGTCTGCTCCTTGAAGATACTATCGGTCATAAGTTATATAAGACCGAAGCCGAACTTTCAACAGCACTTCGAGTAAGCAAAATCGTTACAGTTCCAGTTATGGATGGTCTTAAAGATAAGGACGATAAGGATGTGTATGGTGTGATCGTAAACCTTGCTGATTATAAGGTCGGCGCTGATAAGGGCGGATCAATCAACATGTTTGACGACTTCGACATCGACTACAATCAGGAGAAGTATCTGATTGAGACTCGTTGCTCAGGCGCGCTTGATAAGCCATTCTCAGCAATTGTGCTTAGATCCGGCAGTGAAACCAAGAGTGAGGAACCTGGTCTTGCTGAAGCAAAGAAAGCAATTGCCTAGTTTATCAGAAGGGAGATAAATAAACATGGATAAGATTTTCAATGACGCAAAAGACAAAAACGTAAGTGCTACATATGTATACGGAAAATCCGGCGATACAAAGGCATATGCGGATGTTGCTTGTAAAACTCAGCTTAAGACAAGTGAGTTAAAAGAGATGTTCTTAAAGAGAGCAATCATTTCTATTGGAGATGCTCTGTATGTGCCGGTATCTTTCAGCGTGACAAGCAATGCTGGTAGCGTATCATACGCTAAACCAAATGGCACGACAGCGACTAGCGCTGATTTGGGAACATTAACAGCAGCTAAGGACTGATCATAAGGAGATAATTCAAAATGGCAAAATGGAGCGGACTTGTTGGGTTTGCAGAAAATGTGGAAATAGAGCCTGGGTTAAGTGAGGAACGAATCATCACTCATAAATACCGAGGCGATTTTTTTACCCAGAGATGGAATCACAACGGAAGCAATAATGTTAATACTAATACCGCATTATCAAATGTAATTAGTATAGTAGCCAACCCCTATGCCTCGAAGAATTGTCAGAAGATTGTATACGCGGAGTATAAGGGAGTTAAGTGGAAAGTTACAACTATCGATCCATCTAGCTTCCCTAGAATCGCGTTAACGCTAGGGGGTGTGTATACAGATGTCGAGCAGACTTAAACTGCAAAGTAAATTAGAGGAATTTATAGGGAACAAAAATGTGTATTATCAGCCCCCTAATAATCAACTGATGTCTTACCCTGCGATAAGATATCAGATAAAAAAAAGAGATATGAAGCGTGCAAATGATCATGCTTACATCTCAAGAACATGCTATGAAGTAATCGTGATTTCAAAGAAACCAGATAATGATGCAATCAATAAACTTTTAGAAACCCCATTCTGTGTCCACGATAGACATTATGTAACTGATAACCTGAATCACGATGTATTCACACTATATTTTTAAAAAAGGAGAATAAACCTATGTTAATGAAATGGGATCAGATCGGTGAACGTTTATACGAAACCGGTACCAAAAAAGGTGTCTGCTATAAGCAGGAGTCTGATGGATCATACCCAAAGGGTGAAGCATGGAATGGCCTTACCGGTGTTACAGAAAGTCCATCAGGAGCTGAAGTTACTGCATTATATGCAAATGATGCTAAGTATGTAAACCTGATGTCCTCTGAAGATTTCGGAGCTACAATCACTGCTTACACATATCCAGATTCATTCGGCGAGTGCAATGGCCAGAAAGAGATTGCGCCAGGAGTATTTGTAGGACAGCAGAAGAGAGCAGCATTTGGTATGTCTTACCAGACAGCAATCGGAAATGATGTCGATCAGGATGATTATGGCTATAAGTTACATATGATTTATGGAGCTCTTGCAAGCCCGTCTGAGAAGGCATATAAGACAAAGAACGACAGTCCAGAAGGTATCGAATTCTCATGGACTATTTCTACAACTCCGGTAGATGTTCCTGGTGGAAAGCCGACAGCTCACTTGGAACTCGACAGTACCAAGGTAGATGCAAAGAAACTTGCCGACTTGGAAAAGATTCTTTACGGAACAGATCCAGAGCTGTTATCAACACAGCCTGACGATTGGACAACCAATTACAAAGATTACTTGACAAAAGAAGGCAATAAGTATGTTGCAGTATCTGGTGTGTCAGCTCCAGATTGGGCTGAGAAGAAGTATTACACACCTGGAACAGATGGTAGACTTCCATTACCAGATGAGATCGCTGAAATTATGAAAACAGCGTAAAAACAAATAATAAAACATAATCCACATAATCAATTATAGGCCCCGTGTTTAATCTACGGGGTCTTTTCTTTTTAAGGAGGTATAACGCTATGTATTGTAAAGAACTTACATATGACGATTACGACGGAGTAACAAGAACAGAAAAACTTTGGTTCCATTTATCTAAGCCAGAGTTACTTGAATTGGAATACACAACTGGTAAGAAATTTTCAGAGATGCTTGACGACATTGTTAAAGCAAAGAATGTGTCAGAGATTATCAAGACATTTAAGACAATCATTCTCACTGCGTACGGTGAAAAGGTTGATGGTCGACGATTCACAAAGACAGATGCAGAAGGACATCCTTTGTCACGAGCATTTTCTGAAACAGCAGCTTACGAAGTTTTATATATGTTGCTTTCATCTGACGATGAAGAAGCGGCAAAGTTTATCAATGGCATTGTACCAGCAGATCTTAGAGAAGCGGCTGAGAATGCAGCTTCTAATGCCGACACAGCAGTACTTGCTACTGCGTAATTCAAAATGGAGTACTGAAGAATGATTGAAATAACAATCCCACCGAGGGAATTTTATAGCGACCAAACAAACGAATTTTATGAGTTTAAAGGTGCAACTTTAACGATGGAACATTCTTTGGTGTCTCTTCAGAAGTGGGAGGCAAGGTGGAATAAACCTTTCCTCTCCACAAAATTAAGCTATGAAGAATCCATCGATTATTTCAAATGCATGACATTAAACAAGAATGTTGATCCATATGCATATAAAAGCATGACTGAACAAAACATCAAGGCGCTCAACGATTATATATATCGAAAAATGACGGCAACCGTGTTCACAAACGAACAAAAAAGCAGACTGAACGATCAGTTTATTACTGCCGAGGATATATATAGTTGGATGTTCGAACTTCAAATGCCTTTAGAATGTGAGAAATGGCATTTGAACAGATTAATTGATCAGATCAAAGTCTGTATGCTTGATCGACAGCCAAAGAAAAAGATGAGTAAAAAAGATACTACGGCGATGTACGCCAGAATTAATGCTGAGCGTAGAAAGAAATTTAACACGAAAGGATGATTAAATGGGAAGAACAATAAATAAAGAGACGATAGCTTTGATTAAAAAATTTGAAGGTTGTCGATTGACTTCCTATCAGGATTCGGTTGGTGTTTGGACAATTGGGTATGGGCATACGGCCGGAGTAAAACGTGGAATGAAAATCACACAGGCACAGGCAGAAAAATATCTGACAGAGGATTTAAAAAAATATTCTGCATATGTCGACCGGTATGTGACAACATTTACACCAAATGATAATCAGTATGGAGCATTGACATCGTTCTGTTATAACTGTGGAGCAGGTAGTTTGAAAACGCTTGTTACTGGAAGAAACGTGGAAACCATTTCAGAAAAAATCTTACTTTATAATAAAGCCGGTGGAAAAGTATTAAACGGACTTACAAAAAGACGTGCGGCAGAACAGAAATTATTTAACAAATCGATTTCAAAAAGCAAAGAAAAAAAATCTATCAAATACTCACATATGCGATTCGTAAAAGATGTGCAGAAAGCCATAGGTGCAAAGGTTGATGGTATTGCTGGAAATGAAACATTAAGTAAGACTGTTACAGTAAGCAAGACAAAAAACAATAAACACGCTGTTGTAAAGCCTATTCAAAAGTATTTAAACAGCATCGGCTATAATTGCGGGGTAGTTGATGGTATTGCCGGGACGAAGTTTGATAGCAGCGTCAAAGCATTTCAGAAAGCTAATGGTTGTATAGCTGACGGAGAAATAACAGCAAAGAATAGAACATGGAAAAAATTGCTTAAAATAGCTTAAAATAGCTTGAAATTTTTAAGGACGGTATGGTGTCACAGCTGACCGTCTTTTTTTTTATGTAAAAAAGATATAAACGAAATGAGGGGTTGACATGATTAGTTTTATACAAAAAGGAGACTTTTCAAATCTCACTAATTTCCTTGAACGAGCTAAGGAAGTAATACATCTTGGTGATCTCAATAAATATGGTCGCGCCGGTGTTGAAGCATTAGCTGCCGCAACTCCAAAAGATACAGGAAAAACAGCGAGTTCTTGGTATTACAAAATCGAGAATAAAGACGGATCAGCGTCAATTTCATTTCATAATTCAAACATTCAAAATGATGTGCCAATAGCGATCATTCTTCAGTATGGGCATGGAACAGGAACCGGTGGCTGGGTAGAAGGCAGAGATTATATCAATCCTTCTATTCAGCCTATTTTTGACGAAATCGCAGATTCTGCGTGGAAGGAGATCACTAAGAGATGAGCGCGACTATTGATGAAAAAGTTGTCGAGATGCGGTTTGACAATCGTAATTTTGAGAAAAATGTCAAAACTACTATGTCATCACTCGACCGATTAAAACAGAAACTTAAACTCGATGGTGCAACAAAAGGTCTTCAGGACGTATCTCGAGCTGCAAACAACATATCTCTCGATCATATTGCATCCGGCGTGGAACAGCTGCAAAAAAGATTTTCTACATTTGGAATTGTAGGAATGAGGGTTGTTGAAAACGTTACAGATTCGGTAATCTCTCTTTTCAAGAAAACAAACAGCTACATTACCAGCACCATAAAATCTGGCGGTATTTCCAGAGCAATGAATTTGGAAAATGCAAACTTTCAGTTAATGGGTTTGCTTAAGAATGAAAAAGATGTTGCCGCAGTAATGGAAGATGTTAGTTATGGTGTAGACGGAACTGCATATGGTTTGGATGCAGCGGCAAAAGTAGCATCACAGTTAGCAGCATCGGGTATGCGAGCTGGTGATTCCATGAAGAGTGCACTTCGAGGTATCTCGGGTGTTGCGGCCATGACCAATAGCTCATATGAAGATATCGGTCGTATTTATACACAGATAGCTGGTCAGGGAAGAATGATGGGTGACCAGTTACTTCAGTTGTCAGGCAGAGGTATGAACGCAGCCGCAACATTGGCTGAGTACCTTACAAAAGTTGGAAATGGAGCCAAAGTTACCGAAGCAGATGTTCGTGATATGGTGTCGAAGGGGAAAATCGATTTCGACACTTTTGCAACAGCTATGGATGAAACATTTGGCGAACATGCAAAGAAAGCAAATGAAACATTCAACGGTGCAATGTCAAATGTAAAGTCAGCCCTTTCAAGAATAGGCGCAGAATTTATTAGCCCGTTAATTAAACAGAATGGTCCGCTTGTAGAATTGTTCAATGCATTGCGAGTTAAGATCAATGATGTTAAGGCAAATATCGGACCATTTGCGCAGGTATTTACTACTGGTGTAACAAGAGCGGCTAATGCATTAACAAAATTCGTTAACGGCATAGATGTAAGTAAAATATTCGAAAAGTTTAGTGGTTTGAATTCAAAATGGGATAATCTCATTTCCCGGATCACATCGGCTGGCGTTACCGAAGAGGATTTTAACAACAAACTTATAGAAGTTGCTAAAAGCCACGGCATTGCAATCGACGATCTGATCAGTAAATACGGCACGATTGGTAAAGTATTTGCGGCAGGTAAATTATCAGGCAGTATTATAATAGAAACGATAAAGAAGTTAGCTGGCGCTGAAACAGAAGCGTCTAAAGCGACAGATGATATAACTGATAAAGTAGAGTATTTCAATGATGTAGTAGGAAGAGTCATCAGAGGCGATTTTGGAAATAACGACAACGAAAAACGAATGAAGGCTTTAACAGAAGCCGGATATGACTTTGCAACCGTGCAGGGTCTTGTGAATAAAGTATGGGAAAGAAACGGACATAATTGGTCAAATACTACATTAAGTGCTGAAGAACTCACAGAAGCTATTGCAAGTTTATCCGATAGTGAATTGAAGAATGCCGGATATACTGATGAACAGGTAAAGAAACTGAAAGAGCTTGCAAAGGAAGCTGAAAAAACGGGAACACCATTGAGCGAGTTAATCACTCAGTTAGAGAAACCAAGCGGAAAAGAATTGATTCTTGAATCCTTGGGTAATAGCATAAAGGGATGTATAAAGTTTGCGAAAACATTCAAACAGGCATTCTCTGAAATGTTTGACCCTATCAATTCTGATACATTATATAACTTAGCTGAGAGCATTAACAGATTCTCAAAGCATTTAGTTATGAGCGATGATACTGCCGATAAACTGAAACGAACGATCAAAGGTGTTATCGCATTGCTTGATATGGTTACAAATGTTCTCGGCGGTGGTTTAAAATTCGGAATTAAAGTTGTATCGACACTTCTGAAATATTTCAACATTGATCTGTTATCTGTTACTGCTAAATTGGGAGATTTCCTTGTAGATTTGAGAGACGCTACCGATTTCAGTAATTTGTTTGGAAAAGCGATGGATAAGCTTGGCCCTCATCTCCAGAAAGCGGCAGATGCTGTGAAAAATTGGATTGACGGATTAAAAGCAGCTGATAACATACCAGAATACATACTTAAGGGGCTTATCAATGGTATAAAGAATGGTGCAACGACTGCGGTTCAGTCAATAGTAGAGCTCGGCAAGATGCTTCTTGATGGTATCCGCGACGTTCTTGGCATTCATTCGCCATCAACAAAATTCTTTGAAATTGGTCAGTTCATTATTCAGGGATTAGTAAACGGAATTCAAAATGGTTTTTCAACTGTAATAAATACTATTAAATCACTTGGTAAGAAATGCATTAGTAGTATAAAAGAAATCAATTTTGGAAAAGTATTTGCGGTTGGTGTAGGCGCAGGAATGCTTGCTATAACCTATAAGATGGCAGATGGATTTAAGACTCTTTCTAAAGCAGTTGAGGCATTTTCAGCACCAGCTAAAGGTGTTGGGAAATTACTTACAAGTTTTGGATCAGTATTTGATTCAATTAGTGCTTCTATAACCAAAAGAACAAAAGCCAAGAATTTTGAGACAGTATCAAAAGGAATTCTTAACATGGCTCTTGCAATTGGTGTGTTAGCGGCATCTCTCGTTGTACTATCCAAAGTTGACGAGGATTCGTTAGAGAGAGCTGTTATAACCATTGGTATAATGGCGGCTACATTAGTCGGCTTATCTCTTGCGTTATCTAAAATGGATAAGTTTGGTGATTTCAGCAAGCCTACAGTTTCGATCCTTGCTATAGGTGCATCGTTATTACTGGTATCCGAAGCTATGTCCAAACTTAATGGCATGAATCCGGATCAGATGAAGACAAATTTACTCTGTATAACTGGAATACTTGCCTTATTGACTACTGTAGCATTAGCACTGAGTAATTTTTCTAAAGGACCTGTTGATATTGCTGGTTCGGGAAAGACTATGCTTGCTATGTCAGTAGCATTACTTGTTATGGTAAGAGTTATCAAACAGATTGATGGACTTGAAGCATCAGGGATCGCGAAAGGGCTAACCGTAATCGGATTACTTGGCACATTCTTCGCAGTTATGGTTAAAGTGTCAGAGCATGCTGGAGAAAATGGTAAAAAAGCCGGATCTATGTTGCTTAAAATGTCGTTTGCTTTGGTAATAATGGTCGGAGTTATTAAACTTGCCGGAAAGCTTGAAGCTGACGAAATCGTAAAAGGTACAATTGTTGTAGGCGTACTTGGTGTATTATTCAAAGCAATTGTAAAGGTATCACAGTATGCTGGAGAGCATGGTGCAAAAGCCGGAAGCATGATTCTCAAGATTTCAATAGCTCTGATGGCAATGGTCGGGGTTATCAAGCTTATAAGTTACATAAGCGATGATGAGATCAGTCGAGGAATGAGCGTAATAATCAAAATGGAACTGATGTTTGTGGCTCTTATTGCTGTATCAAACTTTGCTGGTGAGAATGCGGCAAAAGCCGGAGCAATGTTGCTCATGATGTCTGGTGCGCTCGTAGTACTTACAGGAGTACTGTTTGTATTAAGTAAGATTGAACCGGATGGACTTGGTCGGGCTTTAGCGGCGGTATCGGTGTTAGAGTTATTATTTGTGGGATTGATTGCTGTTACAAAGTATGCAAAAGACTGCAAGAATAACCTAGTTGTTATGACCGTTGCAATAGGATTATTAGCTGGGGCCATCGTAGCTTTATCATTCATAAAACCTGAACGGTTGGCGGCGGCTTCACTTGCATTGACGTCAGTCATGGCGACATTTGCATTAATGATAAAAGTAACGCAGGTTTCAAAGAATACAAAACAAATGATACGGACTCTCGGTACCATGATGGGTGTTGTTGCGTTATTAGCGGGCATTATTACTGCTATGTCATTCCTTAATGGGAATTCGGCAATCAAATCGTCAGCAGCACTATCTGTCTTATTGCTGGCATTTGCTTCATCTATAGCAATACTTGGTAAAACAGATAGAATTTCCAAAACTGTTACTGATAATCTTTATACGATGACGGGTATTGTTGGCGTGCTGGCACTCATTCTTAGTGCTATGTCGGCACTTAATCTCGAGGGATCTATCCAATCAGCGACAGCTATCGGTTTACTACTCAACTCTATGGCAACCGCATTTGTTATCCTTGGACAGGCAAAGAAAATTGACAAATCAGTTATGAGTAACATGCTTGTAATGTCGGGAGTTGTTGCAATGCTTGGAACAATACTCGGGGTAATGGACGCTTTAAACGTAGAAGGGTCTATTCAGACAGCTATTTCATTAGGAGTACTTCTTAATGCTATGGCGGCAGCAATGATTGTTCTTGGCTTAGCCAAAGGTGCTGATGCAAAAGCAATCGGTTATATGGCTTTGATGGGTCTGGTTGTAGCAGAACTCGCAGCCATACTTGGAGTAATGGACAAATTAGGTGTTGAAGCATCAATACCAACTGCGATCGCATTATCGACATTGCTGATAGCCATGTCTGGAGCATTAGTCATTTTAGGTCTCGTTGGAGCCATGGGCGCGTCTGCATTTATCGGTATTGGGGCATTAGCAACATTAATCGCTGGAATAGGTGGATTAATTGTCGGAATCGGTGCTCTGATGGAAAAGGTGCCTCAGTTAGAGGAGTTCCTCGATAAAGGAATACCAGTTATTGAGAAGATAGGTAATGCGATTGGATCATTCTTTGGCAATATTGTCAGTGGATTCATGACAGGTGTTGCTGATGGTTTACCGGAGATAGGTACGAAGCTGTCACAGTTTATGGAGAATGCCTCATCATTCTTCAAAATGGCAAACGACATTGATCCAAAAGCTATGGATGGTGTTAAATCTATGGCAGAAGCGTTGCTTGTTCTTACCGCAGCAAACTTACTTGATCAGTTAACATCATGGTTTACTGGTGGAGTGAAATTTGATGAATTTGGAACACAGATGGTGGGATTTGGTGAAGCTATTGCTGAATTCTCTTCAACTGTAAAAGGCAAGGTGGATGGTGATGCAGTTCAGGATGCGGCTAATGCAGGTAAGATGCTTGCAGCATTGAATAAAGAATTACCAAAAGAAGGCGGATTTGTTCAGGCAATAACTGGCGAATCGCATATGGATACGTTTTCGACTAATATAGTGAAATTTGGCAATGCAATTGTTGAATTCTCTGGCACAGTAGCCGGAAAAGTAGACCCACAGGGAGTAGAAGATGCTTCAAATGCCGGTAAGATGCTTTCTGAGTTGAATAGTTCTCTTCCTAAGTCGGATGGTGTATGGCAGTTATATACTGGCGAACAGGATATGGGTACTTTTGCTACTAATATTGTAGCATTTGGCAATGCCATTAAAGAATTCTCAGGAACGGTTACGGGAAACATCAGTAAAGACGGTGTCACCGATGCAGCAAATGCCGGCGAAATGTTGGCCGCTTTGAATGATAACATGCACCCTATCGGAGGAGCTATCTCATGGTTTAAAGGTGAAAGCGATCTTGCCACATTCGGCGAAAATATTCTTAAATTCGGACAGTCAATGGTAGATTTTTCGGAAGAAGTATCTGGTAACATCAACCAGGATGCGGTTGATTCGGCAGCCAGAGCTGGAAACATTCTTGCTGACCTTCACAGTAAATTAAGCGGTACTGACGATAAAAAGTTCAAGAAACTTAAGAACTTTGGTAGTGCACTTAAAGGTTTTGGTAAGAATATGGCGAAGTTCTCCAATGAAATCGTTGATGTTGATACTGTAGCCTTAGCAGCTTTCACTGCACAGGTTCAGGGATTATACGATCTCGTATCTGGAATAGACGATACAGATGTGTCTGGGTTGAGTACTTTCATTGATAACCTCAATAATATCGGATCAGTCAGTCTTGACGGATTTGTAGCATCATTTACGGATTCAGATGGACGAGTGTCTATGGCGGTAAATGAACTGCTTCAGGGTATTGTTATCAACATAGAAAGTAAAAAACAACAGTTCTTAGAAGCTGGTAAAACATTGATAGAATCACTCCGTAATGGAATCGCTATTAATGCTAATCAGGCAACAACTGCTGTAAGTTCAATTATGCGTACATCACTGTCTTATGTAAGATCGTACTACAGTAGTTTTTATTCTGCGGGTAGTTACATTGTTGATGGATTTGCTAATGGTGTCGATGATTACTCATGGAAAGGCATTTCGAAAGTTCGTCAGATGGCAAAGGATGCCGAGACAGCAGCAAGAAAAGAGCTAGAAGTCAAATCCCCATCAAGGAAGTTTACCAAGATTGGTTACTATACTGTAATGGGGTTTGTTAATGGAATTGACCGATTTAGCTATTTAGCCGATAGATCATCAAGAGCAATGGCTAATTCAGCATTGCAGAATACACAGGCAGTCATTTCTCAGATAGGAGAATCATTAGACGCGTCCAATTTCGATTATGAGCCTACAATTCGTCCAGTTGTTGATACTAGCGATGTGTTGGCAAGCGCTAGCATGATCACAAGTATGTTCAACGGAAGCGGATCTATTGCGCTTCGAGCAAATGCTCAGTATGCAAGTAAAATGGCAAATAATCAAAATGGAATGAATGACGACATTATTTCAGCTATCGGAAAACTTGGCGATAAGTTTAACATGACACCTGGTAATACTTACACAATAAATGGTATGACATATGATGATGGAAGTAATATAGCCGAAGCAATGCAAACTATTTTCAGAGCTACCAGAATAGAAGGGAGAATGTAAGCATGGGTAAGAAAGTAAAGGAACTTACTATAAAGATGCAGAAAGGTACTAATAGTACTCATTTTGCATCATGGAAATTCACCGAACCAAAAGTTTATACTTCTTCCGGAACAGTTAAAAAAAATGCATTAGTTAGTATTAAAAGCGGCTCCAAGTATTATAACGGAGTCGCTATACCAGCTAATGTTATAAAAGATAAATGGTATGTAAAGAGTGTAAGTGGTGATAAGGTCGTCCTTGGTAAGAATAAAGCAAAGACAAAGACCCTGAATGCATCAGTAAAATTGTCGAAGCTGACTGCGGAAGGAACTACCACCACTTCAATCATACCTGTAGAAAATACTGATCACTATGAAGTCCATTGGTATTATGCAACCGGAGACGGCGTTTGGTTTGATAGTGGGTCATCAAATGTAACCGCTACAAATGCAACTTATGGTGCGCCGGATAATGCCACAAAGATAAAAGTAACGGTCAAGCCAGTCTCGAAAACTTATGAGACTGAGGTTAAAAAGACAACAGGAACCGGTAAAAACAAAAAGACTACAACCACAAAAGTAACAAAAAGTTATTGGACTGGAACTTCAGTGTCTGCGGAATATCTTACTGAGAACGATCCACCAGCTACGCCGTCAAGTCCTACAGTTACAATCGATCAGTATGTGCTTTCCGCAAGCGTAGAAATAACTGACCCAAAGACTGATGTTGTAGAATTCAGAGTATATAAAGGTGCTAAGTTATATAAGTCTGGAATATCCGATATTAAACTTGCAAGAGCGGCAGTATCGTGTATCGTTGACCCCGGTGGGGCATATAGTGTACGTTGCAGAGCAGTTAATGTACTTTCGATTAATATACCGAATTCTGTTGCGTCTATTATTCAAGCAACGATTGGCGCCGCAAATGGACATTATTCATTTGCTGAGAAAGTATTTAGCGATTGGACTGACTATACACGAGATGTATTATCAGCACCGGAAGCCCCATCGAAGATCGTTAGCGCAAAAGCTATATCAGAAACAGCAGTAATGATTGACTGGTCCAATAATGGTATATCGCATGTCGATACATATACCATTGAGTATACCGAGTTGAAGAAATACTTCGATAGCTCACCTTCTAATGTATCATCAACAAGCGTTAGTTCAGTAGTAGGCCATGCTGAGATTACTGGATTGACGTCAGGAAAATTATATTGGTTTAGGGTTAAAGCTACAAATTCAGGTGGGGATTCTCCATGGACTGATCCGTTTTCAATTATTGTTGGTTCGACACCATCGGCGCCAACAACGTGGTCTTCTTCGAATACTGTTAAAGTTGGCGAAAGTTTGAAAATCTATTGGGTTCATAATTCGACAGACGAATCAGATCAGACACATGCCCAGATGAAGATGATTGTAAACGGTACGGAACAACCTACCATATCGTTAGATGCATACATCAAAGCAAATGGTGAAACCAGTGAATATTCAATCGATACAACTCAGTATCCTGAAGGAGCTGAATTAACTTATCAGGTTCGAACCGCCGGTATAACCAATAAATATAGCGAGTGGTCTACTACAAGATCAATCAAAATATATGCAGCACCAATACTCAATTTCAGGTTGACAAATAAAGAGAATGAACTACTGACGCAGATCAATGCCTTTCCAATTACAGCTTGGTTTTCTGCTGGACCTAAAACACAGACACCATTGGGGTTTCAGTTAACCATAACATCATTAGAATCATATAATTCTTATGACGAAATTGGACAGCCTAAAAGAGTTATTGCTGGTGAAATAATAGCTAGTAAATACATTAAAGCAAGCACAGCAGTTGGAATGGCATTAATAAATACTTATGATATTTCAGCTCAAGACGTCGACTTCGAGAATAATAAGTTCTATCGGATATCATGTACCGTATCAATGGATAATGGTCTTACTGCAACTCAGTATACAGATTTGCAGGTTTCATGGGGCGAAGATGAATTAATTCCTGATGCTGCTGTGTCAATTAATTGGGATAATATATCAGCTTATATCACTCCAATGTGTGTTGATGATAATGATACATTAATGACCAATGTTGAGTTATCTGTATACCGAAGAGAGTTTAACGGAACATTTACAGAAATAAGAAGCAATATACAGAATGATGGAACTGTTACCGTTATAGATCCTCATCCGGCATTAGATTACGCCCGATATAGGATTATCGCAACGAGTAAAACGACTGGAGCAGTCGGATTTTATGATATTCCGGCATGGCCAATAGAAGAGAAAGCCATAATCATTCAATGGGATGAAACTTGGTCAGATTTATACGAAACATTAACCAGTGCTGATTTGCCAGATGATAGTTCTTCTCTGGCAACATCGATGCTAAAGCTTCCTTATAATATAGATGTATCCGATAACTATAATCCAGATGTATCATTCATCGAATATGCTGGAAGAAAGCATCCGGTTGATTATTACGGAACTCAAGTTGGACATACATCGACGTGGAATGTTGCAATTGAGAAAGATGACGCAGATACATTGTATGCTTTACGTCGATTAGCTGAATGGATGGGGCGAGTATATATTCGTGAACCATCTGGAAGCGGGTACTGGGCAAGTGTAAAAGTATCATTTAGTCAAACACATTGTGAATTGACTATTCCGGTAACATTAGATGTTACAAGAGTAGAAGGAGGTATGTGATATGCCTAACTGGCACGAATCAATGCAACAGACATTCGAGTACCGTCGAGTAGATCCGATATCGTGGCTTGATCAGGAACAAATTACCGCAGTCACAGAAAGTGCAATAACTCGGGATGGAACGACTGAAACATTGGTGTCTGCTACATTAAACCTCACTGAAGCTATTGAAGAATGCTATATTCGGATATATCTTGTAACTCTTCAAAATGGAATTACAGAACGATTCCCATTAGCCACTGTATTGGTTCAAACACCGGATAAATCATTTGATGGAAAGGTTACAACAATATCACTCGATGCATATTCACCGCTTACTGAGTTGAAGGAAAATCAACCTCCGTTAGGATACAGTTTAGGCAAGGGTGAAAATATCATGGATTCAGCATATAAATTATGCCGTGAAAACATGCGAGCGCCGGTTATCCAAACAAATATGACCGACACCTTGCGATCGAGTTTTGTTGCAAATTCAGATGATACTTGGTTGACATACAATAAGGATTTAATAGCAACGGTTAATTACACATTTGATTTGGATGAAATGGGGCAGTTATTATTTGCACCGAATCAGGAAGCGATTTCATTGCAGCCAGTTACGACATTCGATGATGGTAACAGTTCTATTTTATACCCCGACATTACGATAAATCGGGATATGTACGGCATACCGAACGTTGTCGAGGTCATTTATTCAAGTGGTAGAAGTACTTATTATGCTAGGGCTGAGAATCGAAATGAGGACAGCCCTATTTCTATCCAGAATAGAGGACGAGAGATTGTACAGAGAATAACTAATCCATCATTTTCAGGTGAGCCTACAGAAGCACAATTACATGAATATGCTGATAAAGTTTTAAAACAGACTTCTACGTTAGAGTACACAGTTACTTATACTCATGGTTATTACCCGGTTCGAGTTGGTGACTGTGTGCTTTTAAATTATGAGAAAGCCGGGCTGAACAATGTTAAGGCAAAGATTATAAGCCAGACGATTCAATGTACTCCAGGTTGTCCGGTTTCGGAAAAAGCTATATATACAAGAAATTTATGGGGGTGATATTCTTTGAATCTACCTAATGATCTTGTATCACAATTGGCTAAACTTAATAAGCCAGAAAAGAAAAACGATAGCCAAACCATAGTATATGGTACAGCAGTCGTTAATAATGGAACAACGTATGTTCAAATGGATGGCTCGGATCAACTAACGCCAATAGATAAGACTGCTGACACTCAGAACGGAGAAAGAGTGTTAGTAATGTTGAAAAATCATACTGCCACAATTATCGGCAATGTAACATCCCCATCGGCAAGAAGTGACGACGTGAAGGCTGTGGCGGATGATGTTCTCAAAATAAGAGAAATTGTTGCCGACACAGTGACAACAAAGGAGCTCGAAGCTGAAAAGGCGCGGATTGATAGTTTAGAAGCAGATAATATTGTTATTAAAAAGGATCTTAAGGCAAGTAGTGCCGAGATTTCAGATCTAAAAACAAAAAATCTTGAAGTAACTGGCAAATTAGAAGCTCAAGAAGGCAAGATTGAAAATCTCGAATCCACGACAATAACTACTGAGACTGCCAATGCTACATATGCAACAATTAAGAACCTTGAAGTTACGAACGAGCATGTTAATAATTTATCAGGTGAGTTTGGTGAGTTTAAAAGTCTGACATCAGACCAGTTCAAAGCGAATAGCGCAGATATTGAAAAGCTCAAAACAGACAAACTTGATGCAACAGATGCAGACATCAGATATGCAAATATAGACTTTTCCAATATAGGAGAAGCTGCTATGAAGTATTTGTATTCAGAGTCTGGCTTAATCAAAGATATTACAATTGACAAAGGAACGATCACTGGTGAACTCGTTGGAGTGACAATTAGCGGTGATTTAATCAAGGGTAATACTATCGTAGCAGATAAACTTGTAGTTAAAGGCGAAGATGGATTATATTACAAGCTCAATACCGATGGAAACACCATAGAAAAGGAACAAACTGATTATAACAGTTTGAATGGTAGTGTTATTAAGGCACATTCTATCACGGCTACTAAAATCTCAGTCGAAGATTTGGTTGCTTTTGGGGCAACGATAGGCGGCTTCAAAATAACAAAAGATTCTATATTTTCAGGAGTAAAAGAATCGGTTCTTAATGACACCAGAGGTATTTATCTTGATAATACAGGTCAAATTTCATTTGGCGATTCTGCTAATTACATCAGATATTTCAAAGACTCGGATGGTAAATATAAACTCGACATATCAGCGGATGCGTTCTCTATAAAGAGCGGAGATGGAACTGATCAAGATATTTCGGATGCAATTCAAAACATAAAGCAGGACATCGATAATGTCAGAGATGAGATAACAACATTACTGAGGATAGAATCGTCGAAAGGAATAGTATTTAAGAATAATGCAGTATCAACAGTATTGTCTGTGGTGATATACCACGGAAAAGACAGGATAACAGATATAGATAAGTTACATGAAGTATACGGAAGTTCGGCATACATCCAATGGAAATGGCAGAGACTTGATGAAGAATCATATGGAATCATATCATCCACCGATTCAAGAATGGGTAATGGTGGATTTTCTTTTACCCTTTCGCCAGATGATGTGGATACAAAGGTAACATTTATGTGCGAACTTATCGCAGATTAAGGAGGATTTCAAATATGGCTATAAAAGCAGTAGGAGACATATCAATTGTTGACGTAACAGACGGATATTCAGTTCATTTATCACAGGATAGTTATACATTTCTTGGTGATACACAGGGAGCTCCGGCAGGCTCAAGTTGTACAACCGAAGCGGCAGCATATTGTGGTGGCAATATGTGCTCAACCGTAACAGTAGATGCCAAGGCTGTAGTATGTCCAACAGGAGTATCAGCAACAGTGAGTAATAGTGGTACTTCAAAAGTTACTATCAAATTTACATTAACGGCAAAGCTGACAACTGCATGCGAAGCGACTATTCCAGTCGTTGTTGATGGGGCAACTATCAACAAGAAGTTCTCGTTTGCAGTAGCGAAGACCGGAGCGACAGGTGCCAAAGGTGATAAAGGCGATCAGGGAGTTCAGGGACCACAGGGACCTCAGGGAGTTTCACCAACGGTATCAATTACAAAGGAGAATGGTGTAACAACAATTACTATTACTGATAAAAATGGCACACATACACAGACTGTCAAGGATGGTACGAATGGTACTCCGGGTACGGCCGGAGCGAATGGTAAGACACCATATTTTCATGTGAAGTATTCAAACGATGGTGGTAAAACCTTTACATCAAATTCTGGCGAAGATGTTGGAATGTATATAGGAACATGCACCGATTATAATCAGGCAGACCCCACAACTGTTGGTGCTTATACATGGGCAAGGATCAAGGGTGAAACAGGAGCCAAGGGTGACACTGGTGCAACAGGACCACAGGGACCTCAGGGAGATAAAGGTGCTACAGGTGCGACAGGACCGCAGGGACCTCAGGGCAATGCTGGTGCAGACGCTATAACTCTTACGGTTACATCAAGTAATGGAATTATGTTTAAAAACAGTTCCGGCTCAACAGTTCTTACAGCTCATGTATTCCAAGGCGGAAAAGAAATTACAGGAATAAGTAGTGCCGGTGTTGTTCCGGGAGGATTAGGAACCTTAAAATGGTACAAAGGTACAACTTTGTTAAAAGCAGCATCAATGCTCACAGTAAGTGCTCAGGATGTTCAGAACGCTCAGGTGTATTCATGTCAGCTTGAAGGATAGGAGGTGTATTTCTATATGGCAACAGTTAAAGCCAAAGCGGAAATAACTATGTTCAATGTTAAGGATGTTAAGAGTGTAACGAAATACTATCTTCTTCAGTCATCTACATCATCTGTGCCGAGTAAGCCCACATCCAATCCACCGGGAGGTAACTGGATAACCACAGAGCCAAGTTACACCACCGGATCTACCAATACATTATATTTTGTTGATTTGACAATTATGAGTGACGGTTCATTCTCGTATTCGGCAGTATCAAAATCCAGTAGTTATGAGGCAGCAAAGGCAGCTTATAACAAAGCGGTTAGTGCTGAGTCATCCGCAAATAGTGCAAATAGTAAGATTAATAATCTGAAGGTTGGTGGAAGGAACCTATATAGAGGAACAAAAGATTTTTCTGGTAATTGGGTAAATAAGCATGGGTGGACTGAGGATGGTACATACGATGGACTGACAGTACGTAAAAAATCTTCTCCTTGGGGTGTATTATGTCAGAAAATCAATGTTAACCAATCTGATGTATATACATGTAGTTTATATGTTAAAACAGATACTCTTAACAATTTCCAAATGTATCCTAACCTTGGAGGAACTGGTTTAAAATATAATATATTGTCAAAAGATACAAGTGTCACAGAAATAAATACTTGGAAACGTATTTGGATGACTATTGAAGTAACCGAAGATGGAGTAATGCAATTTGGTGTTGAACCTACGAATATTGGTGGAAATGTATGGATCTGTGGTTTAAAACTTGAAAAAGGCAACAAGGCAACCGACTGGACGCCAGCGCCTGAGGATTTGGAAACTCGTGTAACCAATGCCGAAACTCAGATAACTTCTAATAAGGAAGCTATTGATCTAAGAGCGACAAAAACCGAAGTTACGACAGCAAAAAATGATGCTATTGCAGCAGCTGAGAAATACTCAGATACCCAGTTGACAACGAAAGCTGATGCTATTACTTCAACAGTAACCACATTATCAAAAGATTATAATGGTTATAAGCAGTCATCCACGACCGCTATACAGAACGCTCAAGGCTGGCAGCTAAACTGGGATAAGATTCTCAACGGTAAAGAGGCTAACACCAACAAGCATACGGATTACATAATATTCAAGAATGGAACAATGTCGTTGGGTGATTCATCATCTTCAAAATCATTGGAAATCAGTAACGAGACTGTAGATGTAAAAAATGGTGATGATATTGTCGCCAGTTTTGGCGACGAAATTGTGTTAGGAAATGAAAGTAATAATTCGTATTACATGAAAGCTTCGGGTTTTAGTTTTAATTTCTACAATGATAGAGGTGATTCTATTGCGTGTATTGCAGATGGTGGAGCCAGATTTGGGCATTTTGTAAGTATGCCAGATGGCGAACTCGATGAAGATCAGTTAACCTATTATAAACAAGGTTATATGCGGATTAACGGTTCGACTGGACTACAATGGATGGCTCGCCCAATTACGGGGTATGGTGATAATTCGGAAGCAAATAAAAAACAATATTTTTATGACAATCCAATCGAATTATTTCGAGTTAGTCTTGGCTATATGGAGAATGTTTCTACCGGTTCAACAAATGGTACAAGATATGAATATATTCCCTCATCTAATGTTTATGTAAATGGTAATGTCGATTGCTCAAGCCTTAAGATATCTGGAAATGCAGTCATTAACGGTACTCTTCGTATTCCTGGATTTGGAGAAGATGGCAATGTAAAGAACTATATTGACAACTTAAACCAGATTGTTTGGCAATCGCTTCAAAATGCTTACAGAACAAATTATGGGCAGCAATATAATACTTCTATACCACTTCTTATTAATGGTAATTCATTAGGTTTAGCAACTGCTCAATTAATACTTGAATATAATAATTCATATATTAGATTCAGAAATGATGGTAGTTCATTTTATATAATGAATGGCAATGCTAGTTCGTGGACAAATTATATTACATTCCAATCAACAGGTGCGGTAGTTGTCCCAAATACATTAAAAGTTCCAACACAGTTGTATATACCATACGCTACAAAGGCATCAACCACTTCGGCTGCGAATGCATACATTTCGGCAGACGGTAATGGTGTACTTGCAAAAACCTCAAAAACATCGTCTCGAAGATTCAAAGATAGCATTACTCCTGAACTTGACGAAGATCTGAATCCGGAGCATCTTTACGATGTGGATGTTATACAGTTCAAATATAAAAAGGACTACTTTACGAATGAGGACGATATCCGCTATAGAAAGAATATGATCGGATTAATAGCTGAAGATGTGTATGATAAGTACAAAATCGCAGCAGACTGGCATGTTGACGGAGATAGTGGAGAGGTATTAGTTGATGGATGGAACGAACAGTACATCATTCCAGCGCTTCTTAAGCTTATTCAGAATCAGCACAAAGAGTTACAGGAGCAGAGAAAAGAAATAGACCAGTTGAAAGAAACTGTGGGCATTCTTATGAAAGATTACAAGGAGAGACAATCAAAATGACACAGATAATTGTAACTATTCTTTGTTCGGTATTGGCTTCGTCAGGGTTATGGGCGTTTATTACAAATAAAGTAAGTCGGAACAATGCCGAAAAAGAATTGCTTCTTGGCTTGGCACACGATCGTATTATGTTTTTAGGAGCAAGTTATATTGATCGAGATCCAGCATATATTACACAAGATGAATATGAAAATCTCAAGGTGTATTTATATGAGCCATATTCAAAAATGGGAGGTAATGGGTCAGCCAAACGTATTATGGAAGAAGTTGAGAAGTTACCGATTCATTCAGAGAATTTTAGTAAAGGAGATGAAAAACATGCGGCTTAATGATAAAGTATACAATGTATTAAAGTGGATTGCATTATGTGTTCTTCCTGCGATTGGTACATTTTACTTTGCGATTTCTCAGATTTGGGGACTCCCTTACGGCGAGGAGATTGTAGGTACAATCACAGCAATCGATACTCTGGTTGGTGCGCTCATTGGCATCAGCACAAGTCAGTATAATAAACTCAATAAAGAGTAGTTAAAAGTGCCTGAGTGTAGGATATTTCTTCATTATTCCTACATTTTGGGCTGAAAAGTGGCTTATTTCCTATGCTTCTTGTTTCCGTAGAGGAAGCAGCAAAGGCTGGTAAATTCTAAATAAAAGGCTTAAAAGCTAGACTTTTCGGGCTATTCAGACTAGGTAATTCGGTCTGGATAGCCCTATTTTTATGTCCATAAGACACGTAAAAGTCGCAAGCAAGTCACAAGCAACAAGTCACACAAGTCACAAACCCTGTAGACTGTGTGAGTTAGGGGGGAGTTCCTGTGTTGTTATGTTCAGTATAAGGTGATTACTCAGTTGATGAATTCTTAATATCGCAAAATTTATTTGCAGTGTCTGAAATGAATAAATGTCTGAGTTGTTTTGGTGAGACATGTAAAAAATGTTAGAAATTAGATAAACAGCAAGGCAGATTGTATTGGATATCGCAAGTTTTTTGTGCGAAATAATTTTATAAAGGAGGTAACTTATATGAGTTATCGCAGAAAGAACGGCACAGGGGGTATCACCAAAATGCCAGGAAAGAGAACAAATCCTTATAGAGTCAGGATTACAAAAGGTTGGTTGCTGGATATGGTAGAAGGCAAGTCAAAGCAGCAGATAGTCACCTTGGGGTACTACCATACAAGGGTAGAAGCCGAGAGAGCATTGAATGATTTCATCAATAATCCTTACGAGATTGACAAGGGCAAGATGACAGTTGAGATGTTGTATCACGAGTGGTTTGAGAAATACTCTGCAAAGTTGAACGGGGTATCTTCAATCAGGACGATTACATCGGCGTATAAGTATATTTCTAATACAGCAATTGTAAAGATGAATATAAGAGATGTAAAGTCCTACCATATTAAGGATTGTATGGATGCGGCATATGTAATTGTTGAATGTGGCAAAGAAAAGGGTAAAAAGCGTGAAGCATCTGCTGAGACAAAGGCAAGGATAAAATCAATGTTTAATCTTATGTTTGATTATGCTTTTGAACGGGAGTATGTATCCAAAAACGTTGCGAGATCCTTCAAAATCGACAAGAAAATTGTTGAACAAAGACAGTTGGATAAACGACTGAATAATCCATTTTCAGTTGAAGAAATTCAAACGCTTTGGGATAACGTAGACAAAGTACCTTTTGCCGATATGCTGTTAATTGGTATTTATATGGGATGGAGACCGCAGGAGTTAGCCGTTATAAAACTTGAGGATATAGACTTTGATTTCCTTGGTGGCTTTATAGAAGGGGGTATGAAAACTAATTCAGGTAAGGGAAGAAAGGTGCCAATCCATGATAAGATTCTTCCCCTTGTTAAAAAACGTTACGAGGAAGCATTAGAACTGGGTAGCGAGTATCTGTTCAATGACAAATATGGTCAGCAGGGTATTAATATGACCTATGACAAATACAGACACAGATTTGAGAAGGTTATAAAGGAATTAAAGCTAGGAGATCATCATCCTCATGAGACCAGACACTCATTTTGTACCTATGCGAAGCGTAGTGGTATTGACGATACAATGATTAATCGTATAATGGGGCATGCGGCACGTAATATAGAGGCAAGGGTATATGATTTAAGAGATTATAAGGATTTGCGGAATGCTGTAGATGAGTTTGAAGTTATTGAGTAGTAGCAAGTTTTAAATATGGGGTATAAGCCATTGGTATGGAAATTTATTCTATGCTAGTGGCTTTTTTCTTGATATAATGAATGTTGCAACAATGGGGTATGTATAAGGAGGTTATATATGGCTACAAAGGAAGAATTGCAAAAGATATTAGATGGTATTTTACCACAATTGAACAAATTTGGCAGGGCTAAGAAAGCAAATGAATTATTATCAGATGTTGAAAAAGATGAATTATACGATGTAGTAGCTTCTAATGAAGAACAGAAAAAAGAACGCAAGAAAAAGAGTAAAAAGAAACAAGATGAAAAGAAAAATGTGTGGTATCTCAATTCTATTAATAGAGTGGTAAGCATTATAAAGAAACATCCAGAATTTGTCTATTATGATAAGGGGTATAACGAGGATGAGACTCCATTGGTTTCAATGGAAATGCCATTTCTGATTAAACAGATTTTATTCTATATATATTGTGAGGCTAAAAGTAACAATGAAGATCTGAGATTGAATGGTTTTCTTGGCGATTTGCAGTCGGCTGGATTATATAAAACAAAGAAGCTGTTAAATGTTGGCGGCATGACGCCAGATGGCTATCTAGATATGGTTAGGTACACTCAGCCTAAAAATCCATGTTTATACAAAGGGCAGAAAAAAGAAGAACTTGCATACGCAATTAAGAATTTGGCATATCAGGCTGGTTCATATTCTTATTATGTAGATGTGTTTGGTGGCTCTGGTGCAGCAACCACAGCGTTGTATCCTCAGGATAGAGTGAAGCAAGTGTATAATGAGATTAATCTTGCTGTATATAATTTGTTTGATGTATTGACGTCAGATGATTATGAGGAATTAAAACACGCAATCAATATTTTAAAACAAGATTTGCAAAACTATGAGTATTCGTTTGATTCATATTATGATGTTAAACATATTTTAAAGAATTATGGTTTCAGTACAATGAACGAGAAGGAGCAGAAAGTATTAAAAAAATGGGACTTAGATTTTGTATTTGATAAGAACTCAGTAAACAAGTGTTTAAAATCATTGCCTAATACATTATTTGATCAGTTGCCGGCAAACTGTAAAGTGGATGGATATGATATCCCGACAATGAAAAACTGGAAAACATATCAGGAGTTTATTGCACATTATAAGACCATAGAAAAAGCTGAGGCTATTTTGGATAGCCAGAAAGCATATTTTAATAATAATAGAGTGTCAAGAGTAAATGGAAGTGCAATAGATGCCACAGGCACAATAATATTTAAAGATATATTTTATGGATGGCATAAGAAAAATATTATTCAAGTGAAAGCTCTCATATATTACTGCTATTTTAAAGAGATAAGATTTGACAATACAGTTAGTAAGGTTAAGAGGGCTGCGGGAGAAATCTTTTTACACAACTTATCTACACTGGGGGATATTATAAGTTCTTCAATCTTGGGGTACGATAGGTCTGAGCTTGAAAACAAACGTAATGAATTGAATAAATTTTTAAAAGATGATTTTGACAGTTTGATTAATGCTTTTCATAACAGGGTAAAAAGATGTGCAGATAAAGGTCTATTAAGACATGTAGATTTTAGAAAAGTGTTTGACGAGTTCAAAAAAATTAAGGGTTCAAAATTGTTTTATGTTGATTCTCCTTATGATAGCACTTCAGATTACAATGAGGAAGATGGTAATGTAGACGAATTTACTCCGAAGGATATGAAAGCCTTGATTAATATATTATCCGAGTCTAAGGATAGGTTTATTTTTTCTATGCGAGCGGTAGGCACAAGCAGAAGAAATGAAGTAAGGAAGAAAGCTAATGCGTCTATTAAAGATAATGTGTACGAAGTGTTTAAGGAATGCAAAATTAAGAACTTATATGTGGTTGTTATATTGAGTAAAAAGTATACGGTAGAGCATATTATACAGAACGGGGTATCTCAATGTGAAATCATGCTGACAAATTTTCAGGTTTCTGAATTTGCCGAGTATCCGTTGGAGAAGAAAAGCAAAAAATTTCAGTTTAAGATATATAAGTTTGCTGATTTTATGAAGTTAATTGACGAGAATATGCCAGTACTTAGAAAGCCTGATGAATGCGTGTGAGAAATTTATCGTCTATATAGACAATATAGATAACAAAGACAATATAGCAATATTGCCGATTTTATCAGATTAATACAAATCAAGTAAGGTAACTTCAAGTATAATGACGGAATCAACTACACCCAATTATGATAAGACAAAACCCTCCCTAGCTTTTCTTATCATATTGTGTGCCGATATTTGAGTTTATAGGCAAGACGCATATATGCTCAATACTCCAGCATTCCGCAAAATATAATCATCCTCTTATATTGCTCCAAGATAGCCTAGTACAGGTACAAAGCCTGTCGGCTGTCTTGGAGCTTTTTTATTTGTGTGGAAGTATTGGTGTAAAAAACTAACAAACAACAACGGGGTTTCTTTTTAATGTTTTTGTGTACAAGTGACAAAGATGTTGCAGCATTGCAGAAATAACTTGCAATTCTCTGGCACTAGAGTGATGAATGGAACACCAAAAATAAATAGTGGTCACCGACCACGAAGGAGGTTTTATTATGTCAAAGGTTGCAAAGGTTTTATTTCCAGATGGAAAGCTGTGTGTTATCAAGGAAGTTGAAGCATACTGTGAGCAGGTTGTAGAAATTGCGGATAAGACAATCCGCCTGATGGAGAAGGCAAAGGATTTCTGCGAGAACCCTACAGCGTTGGTATTTAATGTAGACGAGTGTGACAATGGTGCTTTTATGCCAATGAAGAGACTTAAGGTTGTGGGTAATTTACCTACAGCGTTGTGTAAGGATCTCATGCGTGAGTTACTTATCAAGGGGTATTATGATTTCTCTGATACCGTTGGTATGAAGATTGTAAACAATTGTCAGGATAAGATTCCAGCATCATTTTCTTATTATTGTCCTACAGGATGGGGTATCACAGAGTGTAGCAATATTCTGGTAAATCCAATATTCTCAAATCCAGCTACACAGCCATGTGGAGAGCTTGTTAAGCCAAAGGCAAATGCTGAGGAAGATATGTGGGACTATGAAGATTACGAAGAGGAAGGCGACGATGAAGAGTGGGGGGATTATGACGAGTAGTCAGGAGGTAGTGGTTTATGATTAGAAGTACATTGCCGAGTGGCGTGAAAACATTGCAGAAGTGGTATGCCAATGGTCAGCTTGTATTCGATAATGCGATTCAGCGTTCCAGCGGTCAATGGGGTATCTTGCAGAAGAGCCTGCTCATTCATAGCATCATGGCGAGTTACCCAATACCGCCAGTATTCCTGCTTAAGTATAAGAATGGTGATGCTACGATTTATGACTGCATCGAGGGCAAGCAGAGATTGCTGAATACCTTTGATTTCATGTCTGGTGGATATGAGCTGCATAGCGGTACGCCATACGTAGAACTTGATGGCGAAATCTATGAAGTGGCTGGTCTTAGCTTTGAGGAATTACCAGATGAACTGCAGGATATCATCATGGGGTATCGTTTCAGCATCTCCGTCATTGAAGATGCCAGCGAGGAAGAGGTAGAAGATATTTTCTACCGATTAAACGCATCTACTCCACTCTCACCGATTCAAAAGTCAAGGTCTGTTATGGGTACTGAGCTTGCAAGATGGACTCGTGATATTCTGGCGAAAGATTTCTTTACAAAGGCATTGGATATGACGCTGGCTCAATGGCGGAGAGAGGGAGACCTTGAGGTACTGCTCCAGACCATGCTGTTGCTGGATAATCGTAGTGAAAATTACGAGTATAAGGCTATTTCCAATAAAGAGGTATTGAAATATTGCTCTCATATCAGGGGTACTTACTCCGAAGAAAAGTGTGACGTGGTGGATAGATTGTTTTCATATCTCTCAGAGGCTTTTCCAGAGAAGCATAAATTCCTTAAGAAGTCAGCGGTGCCAATGGTAGCTGTGATTGGTCAGCTTGCCATTGAAAAGGGGGTATCCTCAGAGCAGTACCGTGGTTTCATAGACAGCTTTGCCAATACAGTGAATGAGGAGTATGAAGCCAATAAGGGTAATGGAAACGTGAAGAGGGTAAAAACTGAGGGCAGACTTCTTGCGATGGCTGATGATTTTGCTGAGTATTTTAACTTATCAAATCTTGTAGTTATCGGGGGTAGTGCAGAGAGCGAGGATGCCAATGAAGCAGAAGATTAAAGCGTATATCATCCGTGTGGATGAAGAGGGAAGACAATACAAGGGGTACTTTACTGAGATAGATAATACCCTTGAAGCCAAACAGGAAATCGTAGGTGGTCTGATTCAGGTGGTTAGATTAACGCCTGATATAGATATCATCATAAACGATGAAGGTAAGCTACGGGGTATGCCATTAAACAGAATTTGGCTCAGTGAAGATGGCGAGCCGCTGGATTTCCTTGTTGGAAATATTATAGCGGTACGACATTGCGATGATGTATTCACTGATATTTTGTCTGAGGATTGTGAAATAATCGAGAGATTATTGCCACCAATCAGGCTGAATATGTCTGTTATGGGTAAGGATGGAAAGTATCGCACCAACTCAATGTTCTACTTTAATCATGATGAGTTGTTAGATTACAAGGAGTGTGCCGATGAAGATTGATAAGAAAGCAGTATATGAGGCTCGCTATCCAAGGGGTACTATTGTCGAGCTGACTGCCGATATAGACGATCCATACACACCAAAGAAGGTTGGCGACAGATTCAGAGTTGGCTGTATTGACGATGCTTTGCAGTTACATGGTAGCTGGCTCAATGGTGGTTCGATGGCGATTGTTATTGAACGAGACTCATTCAGGGTGGTAAGCGGTGATGAATAAATTTGTATATAACTTTATTGCTTGGCTGTTATGGGGTACTTTCAGATTTCCGGTGCAGGTGTACGCTGAAAAGCTCAGGTTATATATTAAACACCGAGAACGTTTGGCTATTCAAAGATATGTTGCTTATTTGCTGAACGATTATATAGGCGATAAGTCTGAGGTGTACAGGTATTTTGAGGACTGGAACTGTTTAAATGCTGAAAAGGTTGCAGTCCTCAATGAAATATCAAAGAAGGAGCTGGCTGAGTGTATGTTTTATGAGCTGGAGCAGAATGGTATAAATGCTGAAAGGTTCGTACAAAGAAATTATAAGGAATTTGAAAACTGGGAATTACCATTTCACTAAGGAAGGTCACTACATTTTGTAGTGGCTTTTTCTTTTGGCTTGTATTTGTCTTGAAATGTATGGAAGGGGGTATCTGTTTGAAATAGCCCCGACATGGGCTGTATTTTGCCCCACGTTGGCTTTTGTGGTTGAAATGGTGTACACCCTCGACAAGGGGGTATCTCCCCTAAAAAGGGCTTACCTGTCAATAGAGCTTCTGGTCATCTTCTGATGGAACATACTCTGCGATATCTTGGATTCCACAGTGCAGTATTCCACAGAGGTCGTTTATGGTGGTTGTGTTAAGCGGCTTGTTTTTGCGTAGCTTATCCAATGTAGCACTAGACACATGATATTGATTTATAAGGGTGTAGGTGGTTTCTTTTGATTTCCCTAATGTATTCCAGAAAGGCTTATATGATATCATAGCTTAACTCCTCTTTTGTATAAGAGTACAATTTGATTTCTTGCTTGACTATAGTCACTAAAGAGACTATAATTGACAGGTATTAAAATAAAAGTCGAGGAGGAGACAAATGAGAAAGAAATATTTAATAGCTGGGGTAGTTTTAGCCCTTAGCTTAAGCATGGTTGGTTGTGGTAAGGATACGGGTAGCACGACAGCAGATGGTACAACGGGGGATGTAACAACAGAGGCTGAAGTGGCATCCGATACAGACATCGAGGAAGCAACAGAGGAAGAGGTCGAAGAAGTAAGCACTTGGTTCAGCGAGAATGGTATTTCATTTACTGAGGGAGAGGTATCCATTCCAGCATATACATATGCACGAAATGAAGATGGTTCCGAAGATGACAGTGTGGAAATGACACAGAAGGATGCAACCTATTCAGAGCCTAGCATTGATGTAAGCGAGCCAGATGCAGATGGAAATGTTACATATACCGTAACGTATAGTGTACGGGGTACTTGGAGTGGCATGATGGCAGCTGGTTCAGGGTTTACGCCAAATGTGTATATAATGAATTATAATTTTGTAGATGCATATACGGGTACAGAATTTCCATGTGCGGACATGACAGATGAGGAGAATTCATACTATACAGATTCTGTTGTTGAAGTTGATGGAAAAGAATATAAGATTTCTGCAGGTAGTTCATTTGAAAGTAATTTTGAAGAAGAACCTAGTTGGTCATATTTTGACAATAATACGAGAGCAAGGGCAACTATCGCATATACATTTGATTTTACAATGGTAGCAGTTGTACCAGCTGAGTATGATGGTTTGATTCTAGCTTTGAATGGGGCTGGTGCAACTGAGAAAGACGACTTAGATACAGAGATAAAAGAAGCTCAGCCTCTTGACGGTAATGTTTCAGATTATATCTTTAAGGATGTTTCTTATGGAGTAAATTTGGCATGGAAAGAAGGACAATATGGATTAACATATGATTGTTCCAATTCTCAGAAGATCTCTGATATTGCATTATACAGTAATTGTATTCGTGTAGAATATTATGATGAGGCGACGGGAACAGAATTTGAAAAAGCTAAAAAAGACGATTACATACAGATTAAATTAAAAGATGGAAAAAGCATAAATATGTCAGTAGAATTAACCGAACAAGAGATAGAAGCAGGTGCTTTTTCATATAATTATGTACAACCGTATTTTGAAAATTATTTTGAACGCTCACAGGTTCAATCCATAATAATTGGTGGGGAAGAATTTTCACAAGTAAAGGGTTCATTTAGGACTTCATATTAGACCCAATTAGCAAAAGGAGCCGGCAGAGATGTCGGCTTCATTTTATTTATCCCTTGTTTCCTTGGTATGAACGGGGTAGCTGATAATGACAACGATGTCCAGATATAACCTGTCGTTGTTTTGTGTTTATCTTTGGTTGAAGTGTATTTGGTGCGAGAAGCACTGAAGTTGTACCGAGCATAAACTGGTGTTGTTCTGAACTGGAAAAGTTGTTCCGCTAAAAACTGGTGGCTGTAATGTGCCATTTTTCTTGCAACGCAGACTATGATTAAGCAAAAATTGAAACGTAAAATTTGATTATATTATTTGATTAAAATTTCTGGAAATTTAAATGTATTTTTTAGCACCCATGAATTTATATGGTGTATTCTCTGGCTTTTCCCAACGCTCAACAAAATATGAAAAGATATCAAATGATTAAGGAATTTCCAATCTGGGGTAGGCTGTCCTTTCAAGGATACAAATGTACCAAAAGAAGGGGATTATACCTGCGATATATTTGGTGTAGTTAGCGACTTGTGATACGTGGTATTCAGAGTTACATTAGCAACACCATTTATTAAGGTATACATTTATAAACAGTCCAAATCGGGTGGTTATTTATGTTGATAAAGGTGGTCACTTTGGTTAATAAACATTTAGAAAGTGCCACCCACCTTAATAAACAGTATTTGGAAAAAGAAAGGTGCATTATATGGAGTCGAGGGTATATTACTATGCGAGGGTTAGTTCTACGGGACAAAATCTGGCGAGGCAGTTGGACATGTTCAAGGCAATGGGTGCTGATGAAAATAACATTATTACTGACAAGCAGTCAGGTGCCGATTTACAAAGGACGGGGTATTTGTATTTAAAGTATTCTTTATTGCGTAAGGGTGACACGCTTATCATTTGTTCTTTGGACAGGCTTTCAAGGGATAAAAAGGATATACAAAAGGAAGTTCAATATTTTAAGGAAAATGAAATCCGCTTGAAAGTGCTTGATATTCCAACTTCGCTGGTGGATGTTCCAGAGGGTTCTGAGTGGATTATGGATATGGTGCAGAACATACTGCTTGAAGTATTAGGATCATTTGCCGAGCATGAGCGTCTGGAGATAAAAGCTAGGCAGAGGGCTGGTATTGATTCAGCTAAAGCGAAGGGGCAGAAATTTGGTCGCCCTGCTTTGAAATGTCCCGATAATTTCAAAGAGGTTTATGATTTATGGAAGGCTGGCAGCATTACTGCTGTAGAAGGCATGAAGCGTACAGGATTAAAAAGAAATAAGTTTTATGATTTTGTTAAAGAAGTGGAGAAGGTAAATGTGAAATGAAATTGTATGGTTGTTAGTGGTATGAATTTTGTTTTGAACATACAATGGGGTATGTCAAGACCTCTTGCTGGTTGATTTTAGTCAGCAGGAGGTCTATTTTATTGGGTTTTCTGAGAAATGGATGGTCAGAAATAAGGCGATAACCAAGTCGCTGGGATTCTATCAAAATTAAATTTATTATTTTTCAGGAGGTTGAAATTATGGAACAGGATTTAGTATTTGATGGAAGGAACATTCCAGTAGCCGATGCGGCAAAGATTATGGGGAAAGACCCACAGTTCATACGGCTTGCTATGATAAACAAGTTATTACCTATTGGATTAGCGTATAAGAAGGAAGGTTCTACTCAGTATGACTTCTATATAAGTCCAAAGCTGTTTTATGAGTATACGGGGTATAGAAATTAATATTGAGAACGGGAAAAGATAGTGTAGTTTATGGGCATAAAATATTGTTATTAACTAAAGTTTATGCTAATATAATAGTGGTTACTTTTTGGCTAGGCTCTTATTATAAAGGAGGTTAATATTATGGCAAGAAGAACGTGTCCAACTTGTAATGGAACAGGCAGAAGAATATGTGTAAATTGTAATGGAAAAGGATGTAGATACTGTTCAAGGGGGTCATTTGTATGTAACACATGTGGTGGCTCAGGTACAGTAGAAGATTAGTAGCTTGTAGTGAATGTGTTATATGATTTTAAGGATTAGGAGCAGAATTAAAATTCTGCTCCTTTGTTTAATATTTAAGTATTCAGAAACACATGTAGGTGGAGATTTGATTTTAAATTAATATAGAGCTATAGTACGTATAAGACTGAATATATCACTATATATTATAGAAGGAAAATTGTTTTGCTTTGTTGTAAATATTGAACGAAAAGCCACACCGAAAGCCACACATGCTTGATTTATCTTGAATTTACTGGGTGCATTGATTCTGTTGAGGAAGCAGCAAAGGCTGGTAAGTTCTAAAAAAGCAAGTATTTATGCGGTTTCTGCTTCTGCTGGAATGTGCCAAAATTAGTGCGTAAGGCACAAATAAGACACAGGTAGAACACAGTCGTAGAACACAAATAATTGCCCCGGGAGATTATATGTTCCCGGGGTTTTTGCTATTATTGTATCAGTTCTATTTCCTCTTTTAATTGATTTAAAGTTCTGTGTGTATAAACTTTTTCTGTTATATTGGGGATCTCATAGAGATCTTGATAAAATATCAGACCAGTTCATATGGATATAGTAGTGATAGGCATAGCTGGATGGTATATTATGCAAACAAATATACCATTCGGCTATATCTTATTTTGTTTCATGTAAAAGCCGATATGAGAACATCTTAGGTTTGGTTTAAATCTTAAAAACTTAAGTCTTGATAAATAAACGAACGTTTACTAAAATAAAAGTGTAAACGGTCGTTTATTTTTTGCCCGGAGGTTATTAGT